TTTGTGCGGGCGCTGGAGAACGAGTCGACGCGCCAGCTGTATGACCGAATCTTTGATGAAGTGGATGCAGAGTTGCGCGCCGAGTATGGTGATTATCACTTCAAGGGCTGCGACATCAGACCCGCGATAATGAAAGAAGACTGAGCGCCTCCGGGCGGTTTTTTATGACGGTAATTTTTCTTTAGGCTCTGCTTTTTTGAAAATCTTCTCTATTTTCCAGGTTATAAAGCAACCAATAATTATTCCGATAAACCAGGGGATGGATGAGCCATTGAAATACTTTTCCCCTATGGTTTCTGCGAGTGAAAGGGTGGTGTAGATAGAGGCGAAAAAGCACCACGCATAAATGATTTTTGACTGGTTAAACACAATGAGCTCCTTGTCCTTTTGTAGTTTTTCAAACTATCACCTTGACGTTATGGAAAGGCAATAGTCCCCTACCAGATTTAAGACTTTCCGACAGGAAAGTGAGCAGCCTTAGGCGCTTTCCAACAGAGCGCCTGATGATGTTCTCTTTTCATTGCAACACAGTTAGTCACGTCACTGAGCTGGACATTTTTTAATGTTGAGGCATGATTTATCCTTTATCACGGAGGTAAATATGCACCAGCTTTTGAGAACATACCTTGTAGGAGAAGACCGTAAATATGAGCTTTACGGCGAGGTTGATGGGGGTGATAGGGTAACTAAAGTTTTGGAATACGCTTATCGTTCCCTTGATCCCGAAAAGAAGATCACCCACTGGGTTTGCTTAGGCCCTGTAGATATAAGTGCTTACACCGACAGTCGTTATAATCCCGCCATGATATACAGTGGAGATAGGAAAAATAACGATATCCATTCGATAAGAGAACTATGCAGCAGACTAGGTAAAAGATAATAGAGCCGTCTATATACGATTTTTTAATTGCCATCACGACGACTAATTCTGTCGTGATGGCTAATTTTTAAAAGGCTGTTGGTAAAAGATTAAAATCCCCTGCGCTTGTGAAACTACCCCGGAATACTTGGGTTACCCCTTTCACTATGTCTGCTGTCTGTTCACTCATGCCGCCTGGACAAGCGCCTCTAGGATCAGCACTGAGTATGTGCCGCCCAGGTGCTAAATGCACCGTTACTTTTTCTTCTGGATAAAGCTTGGCCAACGGCTTTCCATCAACGAAAACGTATAAATTGCACAAGCTGCCCATTTGACCTGCGTCACGCTTGATTATTACTTTTCCAGTGTCTTCGGCTGCTTTTGAATAGGCAGTTGTTAAAAGCTGTGTTCCTGAAACCTCTTTAGCCTGATCCGTTGGAACGGGTGTGTTAGAGCATGCTGCTAATGCAGCAGCAATGCAGACAATACTAAGTCTTCTCATTTGTTTTTATCCATTTTGGTAGTAGTGCATCATTTGTTCGCGGACAAGAATATTACTGCTATCTGAGGAAGTACATATTGATCATGAAAGATCAGAGACCTCATCCGCCACCCCTGTTCGTAGAAAACCCCGACTTCAAACCGTACATCCGCATCATTCCTGCTGTAGGCGTTCACGAATGGCTGTACGCCGAGATCCTGAGCGACGACGGTAATCTGCATAACCCTGATCATGCTCACCTGTTGGAGGCTGACTTGTACTGGGCCAGGCGGAAGAGGTTATGATGCGCGCCGGAGGGTGGCAAAAAGCCCGCATGGAGCAGCAGATGTATGAATGGTTCGGGCGCATTCCTGACTTCATCATTACCCTGGCGGCAGATTACTGCGCTCAGTGTTCAGATCTGGAGTTCTGCGCGCTGGTTGAGCACGAGCTTTACCACATTGCACAGGAGACGGATGAATTTGGCGCGCCGAAGTTCACGCGTGAAGGGCAGCCGAAGCTGAAACTGCGTGGCCACGATGTGGAAGAGTTTGTCGGCGTGGTCCGGCGCTATGGAGCCAGCCGGGATGTGCAGCAACTGGTGGACGCTGCGAACAGGCCTGCGGAGGTTGCCTATCTTGATATCGCCAGGGCATGCGGAACGTGCCTGCTGAAGCTGGCTTAACTTTTGACTGATTATGACAGGCAGGTAACCAATGGCGGCATTAAAAGGAGAGGTCAAAGCCTTTATCGTCCAGTCGTTAGCCTGTTTTGATACTCCCTCTCAGGTAGTCGAGGCCGTCAAGAAGGAGTTTGGCCTTGCGATCACCCGCCAGCAGGTGGAATCACACGACCCGACGAAAGCGAACGGGAAAGGCCTGGCGCAAAAGTGGGTGGACATGTTCAACACCACCCGTGACCGTTTCCTGAACGAAATCTCTGATATCCCGATCGCCAACAAAGCTTACCGGCTGCGTGCGCTGGATCGTATGGCGACCAAAACAGAGGGGATGAAGAACTTTGCGCTGGCATCCCAGCTAATCGAGCAGGCTGCCAAAGAAGTGGGCGATGCCTACACCAATAAGCATAAGTTCGAGCATTCCGGGCCGAATGGGGGCGCTATCGAGACAGTCACCATGAATAAAGACGATTACAAAGCTGCGCGGCGGGAGATGCTGGAGGATGACGACTGCTGAGCAAAAGCTTTTCGCCCGCCGCGTTGAATGCGTGGAGGACGGATTATATTACGCGCGCTACTTCTTCAAGCAGCGCACCGGCGGCAAGATGATTGTCGCGCCGCATCACCGGGTAATCCAGCAGACGCTGGACAGGGTGATAGACGGCGAAATTCAGCGTCTGATTATCAACGTCCCGCCTGGGTACACCAAAACCGAGCTGGCCACCATCAACATGATGGGGCGCGGGCTTGCGCTCAACCAGCGCGCCCGGTTCATGCACCTGTCGTACTCCCACCAGCTGGCGCTGCTTAACTCATCGACCGCGCGCGGCATGATCAAATCGCAGGCCTATCAGGCCATGTGGCCTATGTCGCTGCGCGATGATGCTGACAGCAAGGCGATGTGGTGGAACGAGTTTGGTGGCGGCGTGTATGCATCGTCGGCAGCCGGACAGGTTACCGGCTTCCGCGCCGGGCACATGGAGCCGGGCTGGCAGGGCGCGCTGATTATCGATGACCCGGTAAAACCAGACGACGCTTACTCCGAGATCGTCCGCGACGGCGTCAATAACCGCTTTAACGAGACAATCAAGTCACGACTGGCGATCGAGACGACGCCGATGATTGTCATCATGCAGCGCATCCACTATCACGACCTGAGTGGTTACCTGCTGCGCGGCGGGTCTGGCGAAAAGTGGCATCACCTCAATCTTCCGGTACTCATCGACAACAGCCAGGCCTACCTGGCGCAGTATCCGGAGAACTCCCACGCTATCCCGATTGACCACGGGCTGCCTGATGGCTGGCTCTGGCCATTCAAGCACAACGAGACACACCGCGTTTCCCTGTTCTCGCACCGGCGCACCGCCGAGGCACAGTACATGCAGAAGCCGCGGCGTTTCAACGCAGAGGGTGCGCTGTGGAATGAGGCGATGATAAGCGCCTCCCGCGACCTGCAGATCCGTTTTGACAAGGTTCGCTCTGTAGTGGCCATCGACCCGCAGGCAACCAACAGCGATGAAAGCGACGAATCCGGCATTGTGGCGGCCAGTGCGTATGGTTCAGGTGATAAAAAGCAGTTCTCTGTCGATGGGGACTACAGCGGCAAGTATTCACCGGCTGGCTGGGCCAAAAAGGCCATGTGGGCTTATGAAGAACATGAAGCCGATGCGATCGTCATCGAAACGAACCAGGGAGGCGATATGGCCGAAGAAACGCTGCGTAACGCCGGTTACAAGGGCCGTATCATCCGTGTCCATGCCAGTAAGGGGAAATACGCCCGCGCTGAACCGATTTCTGCGCTCTACGAGCAGGGTCGCGTTGCGCACAACGGCAATCTCTATGTACTGGAAAATCAGCTGATGGAGTACGTGCCGGCCACTGCCAAAAAGTCCCCTGACCGTCTCGATGCAGCGGTATATGCACTAACCGAACTCGGCGGCGCGCAGCCGATGGGCATGATGATTCCTAAAAGATTACGTTGATGGATCATCATAAATTCTATAACCTCAAAATGCGTTATAACCCATTGGCATTAATGAGGATTTATATGCAGCATCATTTTAAGAATGTAATTTTCCAAAGAATACAAAAAGGATCCACTGCCGGGAATCAGGTCAAATTAAGCGATGTCCTGGCGAATGGTAAAACTGAGTCGGCTCTAATCGAAGCGCTTCAGAAGCAATTCAAAGGCGATACGATAAAGCTAAAAAGTTATCAGTAAACGCAGGCCACTTCGGTGGCCTTTTTTATTGCCTTAATCCCACCAAACGGACCCCAGCATGAACAATAACCTTCAACTGGCCGTCAACCATGCGTTGGCCGATGCCGGCCTTGCGCGTGCCCGTATGCTGGCGGCTAACCCGATAATGGGACTAGATGCTAAGCGCAGCACGGCGTGGTGCGAGTACGGCTTCAAAGAGGATCTGCTTTTTGATGACCTCTACAGGCTGTACCGGCGCGGCGGCATTGCCCACGGAGCGGTGCGCAAAATTATCAGCACCTGCTGGCTCAGCAATCCGGAGATCATCGAGGGGGAGAAGGCCGACGAAACCCGCAAAGTAACCGACTGGGAGCGTAAGGCAAAAACCGTGTTTACCCATCGCTTCTGGCGTGCCTTTGCCGAAGCTGATTTGCGGCGGCTGGTGGGCCGGTATTCCGGCATCCTGCTGCATATTCGCGACGATAAAGACTGGAATCTGCCTGTAACGAAGGGGCGTGGGCTGGAAAAAGTCACCGTCGCCTGGGCGGGAGCGCTGGTGCCTTCTGCATGGGACACTGGCCTGAACTCCCGAACCTACGGGCAGCCGAAGATGTGGCAATACGTTGAGCGATTGCCGAACGGCAATACCCGGCGCGTGGATGTTCACCCTGATCGCGTATTTATCCTCGGCGACTATTCAGCGGACGCAATCGGCTTCCTTGAAGCAGCCTATAACGCTTTCGTCAGCCTGGAGAAAGTGGAGGGCGGCAGCGGTGAATCCTTCCTAAAGAACGCTGCGCGCCAGCTGAATATCAACTTCGATAAAGAGATCGACTTCAGCAACCTGGCCTCGATGTACAACGTTGATGTCAACGAGCTCCAGGAGAAGTTTAACGAAGCCGCTGTTGAGGTTAACCGCGGCAACGATGCGCTGCTGACCACCCAGGGCGCAACGGTGACGCCGCTGGTGGCCGCTGTCGCTGACCCCGGGCCAACCTACAACGTTAACCTCCAGACGGCAGCCGCCGCGCTGGATATCCCGACCAAAATCCTTGTGGGCATGCAGACTGGCGAGCGGGCCAGTACTGAAGACCAGCGCTACTTCAATGCGCGCTGTCAGTCCCGGCGCGGCGATCTGTCGTTTGAAATTGAAGACCTCTGCGACAAGCTGGTGCTGCTGGGCATTCTCGACTCTATACCGCAGAAGGTGATTATCTGGGACGACCTGAATGCCAGCACCGACGCTGAGAAGCTGGCATCCGCAAAGCTGATGGCCGAGATCAACAGCGCTTCAGCGGCCACCGGCGAGCAGCCGTTCACTGGCGAGGAAATCCGCGTGACCGCCGGGTATGAGGGTTCACCCGAACCGCTGGGAGAGGATGACGATGAAAAAGACGAAGAGGATAATAAAACCTCCGATTCTGCCCGGAAATCTTAGCGACCCGACAGGCGCTGACCGCCTCGAGCGCGGTGCGATGAATGAGTTTTCAAGGCGGATCAAGCGTATCGCAAAAGCCTTCCAGAGCATCCTCGACCGCATACCTGCATCACCCGCTGTGAACCTCCGCTACACCTTTGACCTCGATACCTCGCTTCTGTCCATGCTGCTGGAGAACGCCTCCGCGCTGGTCGATGAGATCCTCTACGGCGGTAACGAGACGAGCTTCTGGTTCTGGCGCGATTACGTTAACCAGGCGTACCAGCGCGGCACGGCGCAGGAGTTCGCCAGTCTGTCGCAGCAGTCAGCGGTATACGCCGCCGGGCGGGAGAACCTCCAGCAGCTGCTGCTGAGTGAACCCTATCAGCGTCGATTGCTGCTGGTGCGCACCCGCGTATTTGAGGAGATGAAAAACCTCAGCGCGCGGACGAAGTCGGACATGGCGCGGATCCTTACCGACGGCATGGGCCGCGGGCAAAACCCCCGTGATATTGCCAAACGGCTGACTGAGCAGACCGGGATGGAGATCGGTCGCGCAAAACGTATCGCCCGGACCGAAATAACCACGGCGCTCCGTCGCGCGCGCTGGGATGAGTCGGACGAGGCCGAGACCCAGTACGGCATCATGACGCGGCAGATGCACCTCTCCGCACTTAGCCCAACAACCCGCCGTAAGCACGCGCTACGCCACGCCCACCTTTACACCACCGAGGAGGTTCGGGACTGGTACAGCGTTGACGGTAACGCCATTAACTGCAAATGCACGCAGGTAGCCGTGCTGGTGGATGCCGACGGCAAGCCGCTTAACCCGAACGTCGTCGACATGGCGAAGAAGCGGCTGGAGAAGGCGCAGAAGGCCGGACTTGTCGCCAACCATCTACATTGCGGCTGCGGTCACCACCACGCCGCATAACAGCGAGAACTCAGCATGCCATCTCAGATTCATATCAACCATAAGGTCGATAACAAAGCCATTCGCCGCGAGACTTACAACGGCCGTGAGCACGTGGTGATCCCGAGTTACACCCTGCCGGCTAACGTCATCATGAACGAGGAGTTCTATCCGGAGGCGGAGATCAGCGCAAACTACCGGACACTGGAGGGAACCCTGGCTCCGCTGGGGCATCCGATGGTGGATGGTCAATTCGTCTCTGCGTTTTCTCCTGAGGGGCTGAATGTGGGCTTTATTGGCGCGTGGAACCGCAACGTCAGCCTGCAGGGCAACCGCGTTTATGCGGAAAAATGGATCGACGTCAACAAAGCTATGGAGTCCCCCGGCGGCGTAGAGCTGCTGCAGCGCATTGAGGCCATCGAGAAAGGCGAAACAACCAATCCTATCTGGTCCAGCGTCGCCGTTTTCCGTGAGCGCACCCCGGCACCCAAAGACCTGCAGGACCAGGGTGCGAAGTGGGTGGTGAAAATCCATGCCATCGACCATGACGCCATCCTGCTTCACGAGCTGCCCGCAGCAGGCCCTGAAAAGGGTGTCGGCCTGATGGTTAACGCTGACCTTGCGACGCCGCTAAAAGCGAACTCCGGCGCGCTGGTGGGCGAATCCTACCGGGAGCGCGAGCAGCGCCTTGATCGTGCCGCTAAGGCCCGGTTTGCGCCCGGCGAGAACGAATATGCCTGGGTGGCTGACTTCACCGACAGTCAGGTGGTCATCATCCGCAACGGGGGCAACGCCCAGGTGTTCGGCTACACGTCAGAGGGCGGGAAGATCACCTTCGATGACACCGGAACGCCGGTTGCCCGTCAGGAGTCCTGGGTAACTGTCGTAGCCAACAAAGTTAAATCTCTTTTCACTCCGCAGGATCAGCCTGCAACCAACCATCAAACGGAGGGCGACATGCCTTTAACCAATGAAGAAAAACAAGAGCTGATTACTGAGATCGGCAAGGGCCTGGCCGCTAATTTTGCCGATGCGCTGAAGCCTGTAACCGAGCAAATCTCAGCCCTTCAGGCAAACCACCAGCAGCTTGCCGAAACCCTCACTGCTAATTCCCGCGCTGAAGAAAAAACGATGCGTGATGCGGTGCAGGCGGTACACGGTGAGCTTGTGGCTAACGCCCTCTCAGGCCCGGCACTGAAAGAGATGTTCAGCAAGCTGGGCACTGCTGCGCCACTGGCGGGTAACTCGGCGCAGACGCCTGCCGAAACCGGCGCTCCGGACCCGTCCACTTACTTCCCGGCTTAACTTCCTGCTTAACCGGCCCGCAACCAACTTTAAAGGAGACCGCGCATGGCATCCCGCTATCGTCGCGTAAATATCGACGGGCAGTCGCTCTTCAGGACTGAAACCCGTACCACTGCCGCTGACCTGCTGCCGGGCACTGCGGCAATTATTAATGGCGAAGACGAGTTTGCGCAGGCTACCGCGCTGACCGGACGCCTCTACATTATCGACTGCGCCTATCATCAGGGGCTGGGCATTCGTGACACCGTACCGGAAGGTGATTCCGCCGTGGGCAACTACGTGGAAGAAGGGCGCGAGCTGGCGCTTCTGTGCGTGCCTGGCGCGTACAAAAAAGACAGCCCGATCAAACTTGGTGCTGCTGGCCAGTTCACGCTGGCCACTGACGACACCGACGCGGTGATCGGCTACAGCCAGGACGAAGCCACCATTGCGGCAGGCGCTACCGATTTCATCCGCGTTCGTATGCGTGTCGGCACTGCCGCCGCAGCCGCTGGCGCATAATTTAAGGACACACGCACATGTATTTTTCCCGTGAAACCCTGGCGACTAACCGTCGCCTGCATCAGCACTGGAACTCCCTCTGGTCCCAGCGCAACATCTGGGACACCTCTCACCGGCTTATGGTCAACCAGTACCGCGGCGTAATGGATGTCGAAACGCTGGCGGCCAATGCCCTGGCGGGCGATGGTCTGGGGCGTGAGTTCTGGGCTGAAATCGACCGTCAGGTTATTCAGCTGCGCGATCAGCAGGTCGGTATGGAGATCGTTAACGACCTGATGAGCGTTATGCAGGTCCTGAACATCGGCAAAACCGCAAAGCTGTACACCGTTGTCGGTGATATTGCCGATGACGTGCAGGTCAGCCTGGACGGTCAGCCGCCGTACTCCTTCGATCAGACCGACTACGACAGCGATGGCGATCCTGTGCCCGTTTATACTGCCGGTTATGGTGTGAACTGGCGCCTTGCTGCTGGCCTGAACACGGTAGGTATTGATACTGCGTTGGATTCGCAAGAAGCCAAGATGCGCCAGTTCCATAAGCGTCGTGTTAAGGGCTACCTGGACGGGAATGCCAGCATCAAGGTGCAGAAATACCAGTCTCAGGGGCTGCGTAACCACCGCAACACCGCAAAAATCAACCTCGGAGCCGGTGCTGGTGGGGTAAATATCGATCTCACCACCTGCACCCCGGCGCAGGCGCTGGCGTTCTTCGGTGCTACGGGCCCGTTCGGGCTGAGTGCCCGCGCGAACCAGGTCACCGCCTATGATGTGCTGTGGCTGAGTTCTGAAATCATGGCAAACCTCTCGAAGCCGTACACGATTGAGGTCGGTAACGGTGCGAATGCCATCGTGAGCGGTTCCGTCCTGGATGCCATCCGCAAGTTTATGCCGGTGAAAGATATCCGCATGACCTACGCGCTCAAGGGTAACGAGTTCCTCGCCTACGAACGCCGTCAGGATGTGCTTTCGCCGCTGGTTGGTATGGCTGTCGGCGTTATTCCGCTGCCGCGCCCGCTGCCGCAGAGCAACTACAACTTCCAGATCATGTCTGCGGAAGGCCTGCAGATCAAACGTGACGACGAAGGCCACTCCGGTGTGCTTTACGGCGCGGACCTGGGCTAAGGAGAACTCATGGCTAAGTACGAAGTTATTCGCCCCTGGCACGGCGTGACGGTTGGTGATGTGGTGGAGTTTGAAAGCCTTCACCCGGCGTTGAAACCTAACGTCCGCCTGATGCGTGGCGAAGCTGGTGGCACGCTCACCCCGGCAACGCCCGGTGCAGGGAATGATGGGAAATCCCGTAAGGAAATTATCGCCGATCGCCTGAAAGAGCTGGGTATCGAGTTTAAAGGCACCCTGGGCGCTGAAAAGCTTTCGGAGCTGCTGCCTGACGGTGAGCTCGAGAAACTTTTCCCCGCTGAATAACAGCCGCCGCTCAGGCGGTTTTTTTATGCCCCGCTCCGGCGGGGCTTCTTATTTCAGGAGTCAGCCATGGTAAATCCCGAACAGGCGCAGCAGTACCTAAGCGGTCAGGGGATTACCCTGCCTGATTTCGTGCTGGCGGCGCTGGTGGAGCAGGTAAACGGCATCGAAACGTGCCTGAGCCTGCATTATCCGGCCGCCACAGCGATGCTTATCCAGCTATACCTGCTGGCGCTGATGGGGCTGGGGCAGGGTGATAAATATCTTTCCAGCCAGACCGCGCCAAACGGCGCTTCCCGGTCGTTCCGCTACCAGTCGTTTTCCGATCGCTGGAAAGGCGCGCTGAACCTGCTGCGCGGGCTGGATAAACACGGCTGCGCGACAGCGCTCATCCCGCCCGACCCGACTGCTACCCCCGCATTCGGCGGTATCTGGATCGGCAAGGGCGGCTGTATGAGCAACGGGGGCCGCTGATGGCCCTGATATCCGTTAAGCAGCGTCTGCCGGAGCCGTTTACGAAAGTCTGGGTGCTGACTGACAGCGGCAGGAGGGTGACCGGCTACGTCAAAAGCAACGGCGAGTGGTTCATCTTCTGCCGTGAGGTCGCCGCCACAAAGCCTGAAATCATCCGCTGGGAGGAGTCGTGAGCGTTACAGCACAATGGGTTTACACCAACCTTGCCACTGTCTATCCACGCACCTATGACGACTGGAGCAGCACCTGGGCTACTGGCGAGCCTTACCTCATTGACTGCACGTGGGAGGTGAACCAGGAAGAGTCCACAGACGATGCCGGTATCGAGTTCACTGCCAACCTGATTATTTCCACTGAGCTGAAGCACAACGGCGCAGACGTGCGTAAACCGCTGCGTAACGATTATGTTGCGGTAGGCGACACCACGAGTGAACCGGATCCGGTTAAGGCGAAAGGCGACGTGATCCGGGCGGTCAAGATGTGGGATATGTCGTTCTTCGAAGAGGAGCCTGACTACAAAATCCTGACGTCCAACCGCAACTCCCTCGGGGCCTGATTTTACAGGAGGTCAGTATGCCTGTTAAAGGCATCAAAAGCGTTCAGATGAACACCAGAAAGCTGCTCAGCCAGATAGCCGGGCCAGTGACCGGGCGGGTGATCAATGAAGTCATGATTGTGGGCATAGGCTATTCCGCGCAGATCACGCCGATGGATACCTCCACGCTGGTGAACAGCCAGTTCCGTGAGTTGAGGCCCATTCCGAAAGGCATGACCGGTCGAGTCGGTTATACCGCCAGCTATGCCGCACGGGTCAACGCAGCACCAGGCACGCTTAAAGGCCAGCCGCGCGCAAACGGCAACGGCAATTACTGGGATCCGAATGGCGAGCCGGACTTCCTGAAAAATGGCTTTGAGCGTGACGGTATGAGCGATATCCGGGACATCATCCGGCGAGGATACAAACTATGACCCGCAGCGAGGTTTATGACGCTCTGCGCGCCTGGCTCCAACAGCACGGTTTTGATACCGGCTACCGAGTGCAGAAGCGCTTTTTCACTGAGCATGAGGACTCACAGAACGAGCGCTATCTCAT